TGATGATTTTGTTGATACAGTAACACAGGCTCTCCGACGTTTCCGCGAAGGTGGGTTTATACAACACCCAGAGGATTATAACGATTATGTCGATGCACCACCCAGAACAAATTCCTATTACGGTTAGAATAGAAGAATTAAAACAATATATTGAAAAAGTATTGGATGAGGTAGCTGTTATTGACCGTCCTAAATTGCGTGTGATACAGGGAGGTAAGTCAAGTGGCGAAAAAACCTAGCCCTTATAATAATGTTGAGCGTGAATTTACTTTAGTTGGTCAACCACTGCCTAGTGATGAATTAGAAATAGAACTACCGACCGCTGCCCCTGAACCTTCTTTTGATGGTATGGAGATGTCCACACTAGAAGATGGTTCTGTAGAGTTTGCCGAACCTGATGCGGAAGATAAAGGTGAAGCAAATTTTATGGATAACCTAGCTGAGTTTATTGATGATGATGAACTTACAGGTATATCTAGTATGGTGCTTGAAAAAGTAGATGAGGATAAAGCCTCTCGTAATGAATGGTTAAGCACATATACAAAAGGTTTAGATTTATTGGGTGTAAAGTACGATAACCGTACAGAACCTTTTCAGGGTGCTACTGGTGTAATACACCCTATGCTGAATGAAGCTGTTAGCCAATTTCAAAGCCAAGCCTATAAAGAATTATTGCCTCCGAGTGGTCCTGTCCGCACACAAGTCTTAGGTGATACATCACCGGAACTAGAAAAACAGGCAGAACGTATTAAAACGGAGATGAATTACCAGATTTTGCATGTTATGGAAGAGTATGATTCTGAGTTTGATCAGATGTTATACTACTTGGGGCTGTGTGGTAGTGCATTTAAGAAGGTATACCCTGATCCACAACTTGGCAGACAGGTAAGTAAGTTTATACAAGCTGAAGATTTGCTAGTTCCATACAATGCTACTGATTTAGCATCATGCGAACGTGTGACACACATCATTCGTATGACTGAAAATGAGTTACGCAAGCTACAAGTAAACGGTTTTTACCGCGATCTAGAGGTAAATCCTGGAGAAGGTGAGTATGATGAGCTAAAAGAGGCTAAAGAAGAACTTTCTGGTTTGGAAAAATCGGGTTCTTATGAAGAATTAGTGCTTTATGAGTGCCATTGTTACCTAGATATAGAAGATTTTGCTGATAAAGATGAAGATGGTGAGCCAACAGGTATAAAACTACCGTATATTGTTACAGTTTCTGCTGATTCTGGCGAAGTTTTATCCATCTACCGTAATTATGCTGATAATGATGCATTTAAGCGTAAAAAACAATTCTTTATTCATTATATGTTTACTCCAGGATTAGGTTTTTACGGTAATGGCTTGATTCATTTACTTGGTAATCTATCACGCACAGCTACAGCTAACCTCAGGCAGCTGATTGATGCTGGCACTTTGTCAAATATGCCAGCAGGATTTAAAGCACGAGGGTTACGTATCCGTGATGATGACCAGCCCCTTCAGCCCGGAGAATGGCGCGATGTAGATGTTGTTGGAACGGAGTTACGCGGCTCGCTCTTACCTTTGCCCTATAAAGAGCCGAGCGCGACTCTGTTCCAGCTGCTTGGTTTTGTAGTTCAGGCAGCACAAAAATTTGTAGGCACTACAGATATTGGTACAGGTAATGTGCAGAATACTGAAATGCCTGTGGGTACGACAGTAGCCTTGATGGAACGTGGTAGCCGTATTATGTCTGCGGTGCATAAACGCTTGTACAATGCTATGAAGCAAGAGTTTAAGTTGCTTGCTGAAATAATTGGCACAGATGGCAGTGATTATTTGTACAATGTTACTGGCAACCAACAAGGTATGAAAGCACAGGATTTCGATGGTCGTGTAGATATTGTACCAGTTGCTAACCCTAATATTTTTAGTATGTCACAACGTGTGAGTTTAGCAGCAGAGCAATTAAAATTAGCACAAGCAAACCCACAGATGCACAATACTTATGAAGCATACCGTAGGATGTATAGTGCTTTGGGTGTGGATAATATTGAGCAGATACTTACACCCCCACAACAACCACAACCTACAAATGCGATTACTGAAAATGGTCAGTTGCAATTAGCTATGGCTGGTAGACAACAATTAAAAGCCTTTCCAGAACAAAACCATGATGCACATATAAAATCTCATTTAGCTTATTTTAATAGTGCGATTGTGAAAGGTAATCCTGCAGCAATGCAGATTTTGCAAACCCATGTATTTGAGCATTTATCTATGAAAGCACAAATGATTGCTCAGCAAGAGATGCAGCAAATGCAACAGCAGGGGCAACAAATACCACCCGAAATGATGCAAAGCCGATTAGATGAAATAGAGTCCGAGCTAATTACAGCCTATCTACAAGAAGAAGCACAATTGATGGGTATGCAGAAACAAGACCCATTAGTTGAATTAAAACAGCAAGAGCTTATGTTACGCCAGCAAGACCAAATGCAGGATGCTCGCCAAGAGCAAATGGAGTTGGAGTTTAATAAACAAAAAGCAAATGAGCAAGCCGCCATTCAACGTGAGCGTATTGGCAGTACAGAAGATATAGCTGAGATGCGAGCACAGATAGCCCTACAACGTACAGCTAATAGAGGGGGTGGGTAATGCCTAGAGGTTTTGGAGGCGAAAACGAAGCAGGAAGAGCTAATGATCCATCGGGTATGTCTTTCGGTGGAGGCATGGGTGAAGGCCAAAGTAGTGTAACGGCCGATACTTTTAGTGGTGGTGGCGGTGGCGGTGGCGGTGGCGGTGGCCGACAAGATGGTCCAGGAGGCGCATTAGAAGAACAAAGTTATGTGGCTACTGGTAGAATGTCTGGTCCAGGATCTGGCGCATATAATGCTGCTATAGACGCAATATCTAGAGGTATGAATCCGTATGCTACTTCTACACAAAATTATATAGCTAATCAATTAGGATATAGAGAGCCAACAGATATTCCTGGAATGCTTGGTTATGATACTCAAAAAAGTTTTGGTCAAAATATACAGAACATGGTTGTTCCTGGACGAAATACACCATTAGGTGTATTATCGGCAGCCATTCCTGGATCAGATACTGTAAAAGGTATAGCTGGATTAGCAAATGCTATTGCTGGAAAGATGGGGTTAGGTTCTACAACAAATCCTGCAGTAAGAAACCAAGGTATAGCTTCTGGTAGTACAGTAGTGGGTAAAGATAGTATTGTTGGCGAATATACAGGTCGTCCTGATGATGCCCCTGCATTTACTGATTTTACTCCATCTTATCCTAGCGGACAAAATTTTGGTCGAAGAGATGCAGGATCAGATGCTCCTGGATTTTTTGAAAATGTTGTTGGTCTGGGTTCAAGAACATTGAGTGATATTTTCAACCCCCAACCAGAAGTTTCTGTGCAAGACCCAAGAACAGGGTTAGGTGGCACAGGAGTGGGAAGACAAGATAGCACTTTAGATTTTGCTCCTTCAAGGCCACCCCCCTCACCACCGACATCGCAAGAGGCAATCGATGCTATCAAAAATATGATAGATCAACAAAGACAAAGCAGTGTTTCTATGCCTCAGGGTGGTATTGCACAAACAGAGTTAGGGCAGTTTTTACAAAATAGAGCACCACAAAATCTTGGTCCTGCTGTCGATGATCAATTAGCTTTTACTAATGTTATCGGTGGTTTAACAGGTAAACTCGAGCAGCTTACACCGACATTGGCAAGAAGAGGTAGTATCTACACTAGCAACCCAATAGACACTTCTCGGAATAGGGGTTCTAGTGGATTTGATACGACAAATTTAAAAGAAGCAGCTCAAAATGCTATAGATTTCTTAAAAAGTCTCAACCCTGTTGGAGATAAGTAATATGACTAAAAAAGATAAAGATGTAAAAGAAATACCTATTGATCCTGAGCAAGAACTACGCGAAATGTTTTTTGATGGCAATTATGATGAAACTATGTCGTTTGAAGAATTTAAGCGCAGAGGTATTGCTAATCGCAGTGAGGGTTCCCCTAGAACTGGCGAAGTTGTAAAACGCGGTGGTTCGCGTGGTGCTGGTGCGGCTATGCGAGGGACAAAGTTTAAAGGTGTTCTTTAAACTATGCCAAAGTATTTATCAGAAAATTCTAGGTTTGCACAGTTTGATTTAGATAATGATGGAACTGTAACTGATGAAGAAATAGCTCATGCAAAGGATATGCTTGAGTTAGAGTTGCGAGAGGAAAAGGCAGATGCCCAAAAACGAATGGCTTGGGTTGCTGTTGCTAGTATGGTTGGTTTCGCACTTTTGCCACTTATACCGTGGATACCAGAAAAAAGATTAGAGTTTCTGGCAAGTCTTAGTGATATGTTATTTTTAAGTCAAGCCTCTATTGTAGGTTTTTACTTTGGCGCACAGGCATATATGGCAAAGAAATGATCCATGCTTTTTTACTGGTAGTGGTATTAGGCGGTGAAGTTCAGAGCAGAGATATGTACTTCAGATCTATAGTTGATTGTAATTACTTTGCATCGCAAGTAACAAAGAGGTATGGAAATTATGGCAGTCTTAGTTCTGTTCCAGCAGAACACCGAGCTACTGCGTATTGTAAGCCTGTTAAGGTAAATAAAAATACGGAGCTTTATTAATGATTCATATTTTACCGATTATATGGTTTGTATCTTTTATGGGGGGCTATCTCTTTGGTTGAAGAAAAGAAAAAGCCTGTATCTGTAAACGTAGGGGAAAATAGTTTTGAGCTTGTTTTGCGAATATTGGGCAATGAGTTTGTAGCTATAAAAATAGGTTCTACTAATTTCAGTGGTAAATTAATCGCTGGTGGTATTTTGTTATTGTTCTTTACGTTTATGCTTATGGAGGTGTTTGGTCTGTCACGGATAATGGGTGTTGAGTAGTGGCAACTAAACTAAATGAAAATACTGAACTATCAATGCCGATCCGTAACCTTATGGCTATGGTTGTAGGGGCGGCTATAGGAACATGGGCGTATTTTGGGATTATTGAACGCCTTAATACTATGGAGAATAAAATTATCCTAATGGAAGCAGATCTTGGTCAAAATACAGATTTTAGGATTAAGTGGCCTAGAGGAGAAATGGGTGCTTTGCCAGCAGACTCTGAACAGTATATGTTGATTGAGCATTTAGCAGAGCAACTTTCTAAGCTCCAAGAACAAATAGATGAAGGTCGCGCACCGCATGACCAGCAACAAAAGCTCACCTTAGATTTTTATGAAAAGAGAATTACGAACATAGAAACCCAAATAGAAAAGATGCGTAATGGAAGTGATTAAAACAATTACTCTAATATTATATATGGGAGGCGATGTCGCTGAACATACGGCATTCGAGCAAATAGCTAAATGCCTAAAAGCAAAGCGTACTATTGAGCGAAACTTGTATAAAAAATCAACTGCTGTGAGGTATGCTTGTGAAAATAAAACTGTTGAGGTATCAAAGAATTCAGATGGCACAAATTATATTGTGAGGATTGTAGAATGATACAGGCACTTATAGGTCCTATTGCTAACCTTGCAGGATCTTGGATGGAATCTAAGGTTGAGCAGACTAAAGCTAAAGGTGCAGTGGCTAAAGCTCGTGCTGAAGCAGAAGCACAAGTTATGGTTACAGCCGCCACCCATGAAGCTGGTTGGGAAAAAATTATGGCTCAAGCCAGCGATAATAGCTGGAAGGATGAAGCATGGACTATTTTATTTATTGTTATTATTGGGATGTGTTTCATCCCGCCTTTGCAACCTTTTGTAGAGCGTGGGTTTGATGCTTTATCGCGCACTCCTGAGTGGTTTCAATGGGCAATGTATGCCTCTATTGGAGCTAGCTTCGGCATCCGTGGCATAAAAGGATTCAAAAAATGAGTTTATACAAGAACATTGCAAAGCGTAGAGCTAGTGGTAAACCAATGCGTAAGCCTGGACAAAAAGGCGCACCATCGGCAGCAGATTTTAAAAATGCTGCTAAAACAGCTAAAAAACGCAAAAAAGTTCGGGCAGTGTAGATGTCTACCCTTTACATACACGAAAAACTCCGTAAAATAATCGTAGATCGGGAAGATATGATTACTGAGCAATTATTGCAAGGCTCAGTGGATGATATAACCGCTTTCAAGGAACTGCGAGCTAGGCTCGTAGAGCTTGCAACTATTAAACAGGAATTAGATCTCCTGCTAAAAAGGATAGAACATGAGTAAAACTTTACTTGTTCCAGAGCGGTATGCAAAGGCCGCGCAACAAACTGCTAAAAAAGAAACCTCTCCCGATAATATAACTGCTAAGGAAAAACTGCCAGAACCTTCTGGTTGGCGCATTCTTATTTTGCCTTACCGTGGTAAAGGTAAAACGGCAGGAGGTATTTATATACCAGATGCTACAGTAGACCGTGAGGCATTAGCCACTGTTTGTGGTTATGTAGTCAAAGTTGGTCCACTAGCTTATAAAGATCCTATTAAATTTGGGAACCCTAATGATCCTACTGAAAATTGGGAGCCTTGGTGTAAAGAAGGTGATTGGGTTATTTTTGGTAGGTATGCTGGTAGTCGCTTTAAAATTGACGGTGGCGAAGTCAGGTTGCTAAATGATGATGAAATTTTAGCAACAATTAATAACCCAGAAGACATAATCCACACATAGGAGTGTATCTTATGCCAGAGGCTAAAAAAGTCGAAGAAGACGTTGTAGAAGTGGAATTGGAAAATGACACAGAAGAAAACCAAGAAAGCAGCCAAGAAACTGCCGAAGAAGAAAGTACAGAAAAAGTCAGTGCAAGCGAAGAAACCTCAGACGAAGACCTTGAAGGTTACAGCGACAAAGTCAAAAAGCGAATTGAAAAGCTCACCTACAAAATGCGGGAAGCTGAGCGTCGTGAAAAAGCGGCTACTGAGTATGCTCAATCTGTTCATAAACAAAATGAAGAGCTTCAAAAACGCAGTTCTCAAATTGATGAATCGTACATAAATGAGTATGATCAAAGGGTAACTTCACAGGAAGATGTGCTTAAAAAACGGCTAAGTGATGCTATTAATGTCGGTGATGTTGATGCACAAATAGAAGCACAAAAATCAATAGCAAAACTAGCTATTGAGACAGAGCGATTAAATGTTGCAAAACATCAACTTGAACAACGAAAAGCTGTTCCTCAGCAAATTCCTCAACAAACGCAAGCACCAGCACCTGACCAAATTGACCCTAAAGCACGGTCATGGGCTGAACGTAATACTTGGTTTGGTCAGGATGAACCTATGACGTTGACAGCATTTTCCATACATAAACAACTTGTTGAAACTGAATATTTTGATCCTACTTCAGATGAATATTATTCTGAGTTAGATAAACGTCTTAGAACTGAGTTTCCGCATAAATTTCAACAAGATAATAGGTCTTCATCTCGTGCTCCTGTAGCGGGTGCAACACGCTCTTCAGGGAAGGCCTCTAACAAAAAAATCAAATTATCACCTTCTCAGGTTGCAATCGCAGATAAATTAGGTGTATCTTATGAACAATACGCGAAGCAACTTGCTCGCTTACAATCGTGAAGGAATAGATCATGGATCGTACCCCACGCAC